TCTGATTGCGGAGCCGCTTGGAATTACCCGAAAGGCGGCGATGCCGGCAGTGCGGAAAGGAAGTTTCAATGTAGATATTTCTATTGGGAAGCGGTTTTCGACCGTAGCGCAGGGATCCGCAGCTGCGCAGACATATACGGTTACGGAATATATCGGAAGGGCAGACGGGTACTTTGTGTATCGGCTGACCTGCGATACTCCAGGTGAGCAGGGAAATGGATACGTTGGCCAGTTACTGGCAATTGATTACGTCCAGGGACTCACCGATGCCCAGTTGGGAGAGATCATCACTCCCGGAACTGATGAGGAAAGTGATGATGCTTTCCGGAAACGCTACCTGCAGAAAGCGCAGCAGCCATCAACCTCCGGAAATGAAAATGACTACAGGAACTGGGCAACGGAATGTTCCGGTGTTGGAGCAGCGAGAGTCATACCGCTTGCGTACGGTCCGGGTACGGTGAAGGTTGTGATTATTGACAGTAATATGCGGGCAGCGACACCGGCTTTGGTGACAGAAGTATATGACTATATTGAAGGGTTGCGGCCGATCGGTGCCACGTTAACGGTCGTGAGTGCCATAGAAAAGGCAATTTCAGTATCAGCAAAGGTTAAACTGCAGAACGGTGTAAATCTTACCGATGTGCAGAGTATGACCGTTACGACAATAAATGAATTCCTGGAGATGCAGGCATTTGATATCGACTATATCAGTCTTGCGCGGATCGGAAATCTGCTGCTTAATGTGTCCGGAGTTGAGGATTACGGTGAATTGACCTTGAATGGGAGTACCGAAAACATTACCTTGTCGGATGAAGAAGTTGCTGTTATAGAGATTGTGGAACTGGGGGTGATGTAGATGGAAATAACCCCTTTTAACAAAAAGCTGAATCAAGTGGAGGGGCATCGGTATGTAATCGAGGAAGAAGTTGTACCGGTGGGTGGAGTCTACGAGGGTGAGCTAATGCATGACAACATCGATACGGCAACCTTCACAGTCCACACCGGTACCAATCTTACGGGGAAGAAAATTGAGACCTACACCTTGTCCACCCCCGGCATGGCATCGTGGAAGAAGGTAGTCAAAGTGTATACGAATGCCGAGAATGTCTATCTTAATTATGAGACGATCGGGGATACGGTCGAGGCGGAGGACATCAATGAATTGCAGCTGGCGATAAACATGACGCAGCAGGAACTTAACGCAGTGGCGGAGAATATTCCGGGAGAACTGGGTTATGATGAAGTTGCCGATATCTTGAGAAAATAGGAGGAACTATGGGAAACTTTGTTGGAGCATCAAGATTAGAACAGATATGGACAGTTATAAAAGAAAAGTTATCGGGAAAGGTAGATAAAGTAAGTGGAAAGGGGTTGTCCACGAACGATTACACAACGGCAGAAAAGGATAAGCTTGCCGGCATTGCAGCTGGAGCGAACAAAACGATAGTCGACAGCGCATTATCAGGCACATCAACCAATCCTGTGCAGAATAAGATTGTAAATGCTGCCCTTGATACAAAGGTACCAACTACCAGGAAAGTGAATGGTAAGGAACTGAGTACAGATGTAGCGTTGGCCGCTGCCGACGTGGGGGCCATTCCGGCAACTCAAAAAGGTACTGCCGGTGGAGTGGCCGAATTGGATACCGCCGGAAAGATACCGTCTGCACAGTTGCCGTCATTTGTGGATGATGTAATTGACGGATATTATAACAGCAGCAAATTCTACAGTGACTCCGGGCTGACAAAAGAGATTGCTCCTGAAGCCGGGAAGATATATATAGACATTAGCAGTGACAAAACATACCGCTGGTCCGGCAGTGCATACAGGGTTATTTCTGAAACAATTGCCCTGGGAGAAACGTCATCGACAGCATACCGGGGGGATCGGGGTAAGGTGGCTTACGATCACAGCCAGACGAGTCATGCGCCATCAAATGCAGAGGCCAACGTGCAATCAGACTGGAATGCTACGGACACGGCCAATGCTGCTTATATCAGGAACAAACCCGGGGATATGCAGGCCGCCACAGCAAGTGCAGCAGGTAAGGCCGGATTTGTACCGGCACCGGCAGCCGGTAAGCAAGGACAGTACCTGCGCGGTGATGGTACCTGGGCAACACCGGCTAATACTACATATGGAGTAGCCACTCAAGCCGCCAATGGTCTCATGTCATCGGCTGACAAGAAAAAGTTAGATGAAATGGTAGAGATGACTGCCGAAGAAGTTGCTACGATTCTCAATTCATAGACCAGGAGGTGCGCAGAGAACATGGGAAAATTTCTAGGAGAAAGTGCGCTAAGGCAGCTTCGAGACAACCTTAAAGAACGCACTGTTCCCGGCTCAAATATACCACTGATTATTGGCACACAAACAGCTTCTTCGCATACTTGGACTGGTAGGACCTCTGCTTTTTCCGAGTTGACGGATGGCATGATGATTAATTACTATCTTCCATTTGCGGGTAACGGTACATCTGTTACCCTGGAACTTATATTAGCTGACGGCAGTACCACTGGGGCAATACCAATGTATCATAATAACACTACAAGAATGACTACGCATCAAGGTCAGTATATGATTTCAACATTAATATATAGACCTAATGGCATGGGTAGTGTAACAACCCCTGGTTGGTGGTGGGTATACGGTAGAGACGTGGATACTTTTGACAGGTTATACTATAACAACTCCATATTTATGTCAGCAGCGTTATACCGTTATAAATGGGTCATGCAGGACATCAATGGTAAATGGTATCCTATGTTTCCGGACAACAAGACAAGTACAACCGCCGTTGGCTCGTGGGTTCCTTCAACGGCATCCTTCCGAATCGGTTCACCAATTTTATATTATAATACTACAGCCACGGTTGCATCCGGAAGCACAACCAACAACCTTTACCGGACAATAGCGCACGAGGTCAGATATAACCTTGACGTTTCAGCGGTTACTGCATATGAGCCAATTCTGCTTAAAGGTATTATTGATAGTTCTGGTGGATTTGTTATTAATCAATCAGAGTATTTTACACAGGCATTCCCGGCAGCAGATGACGGGTATTACTATATGTGGATAGGATACGCTTACTCAACCACAGCCGTCAGGCTTGATGTCGATCATCCGATTTATTATTATAAAAGCGGAAAGCTTAGTATTTACGCTGGGGATTATGTCAAAAAAGCTTATACCTGGGACGATTTGAGAGGGGTGTGATATGTACGGTCAGAATCTATATGGATTAACTAATTATGGTCATGGTGCTGCTGTCAGCGAAACGGATCTGGAAAATCACTACATTGATATTGCTCAGTATGCTCCGCCCTTCTTTCGCAATATTCGCGAGATGGCACAGATATATCGTACCGAGGGCTACGAACTGGGACTGCTGCAATATTACCTGGATGATCTGGTCAAGCAGGCATTTGTAAGTACCGCCACCTGGGGATTGGTATATTGGGAAGAGCAATATGGCATTACAACAAATCTTTCCCTTACTAATGAGGACCGGCGGGAGATCATATGCGCCAGGATGCGCGGCCAGGGGACGACGACGATCGCAATGATCAAGCAGACTGCCGAGGCATTCAGTGGCGGAGAGGTGGACGTGATTGAGGATAACCCCAATCACCTTTTTATTGTCCGATTTGTTGGTATTAAAGGGATACCCCGGAACATGCAAGCTTTTATAAATATGTTGGAAGATATTAAACCCGCCCACCTTGCTTATACATTTGAGTATCGTTATACCGTTTGGAATAACATGAATGCATATAAATGGATTGACCTGAACACTCAAACATGGAGCACAGCCAGAACAATGAAGGAGGATTGAACACAATGAAACTGACAACGAATTATGGATTGAAGAAGCCAGAAGGTACCGATACCGTTAATATTGATGATCTTAATGACAATGCGGACATATTGGACACAAAATTAAAAGCATTGGATGTCGAGGTAACCGAGACAAAAAAATCTGTGAGTGATGGAAAATTATTGATCGCTGCCGCCATCACTCTACAAGGTGTAGCAACGGCAGCAACAGATACTTTTGCCAGGATGGCGGCCAATATCAAGGCTATTATAACTGGTGCCGGTAATGCAATAGCATCAGTTGTTCTAGAAGGTTACACCTTCACTAATGCTACTGGTGTTGAAACCTCTGGAACGATGAAACATCTGACTAACAGAGCAACTATTACACATGCAACTGATAATGCTACGAGAGTTATTCCTGGCGATGCTGCGTTTATGCTGACGAACAGTGATGGTGTGCATCGTGTAGAAATACGATATAACGGAGAACAGGGGTTTGTTACCCCAAACACATTATTTGCTATCGCTACAGGAACTATGGCGACGGCAGGTGGTTTGACAGCGGTAAAGCTTTTGGCTGGGCAAGGTGCCTTTGGATTATCTGGTACTGCTACAAATGATGCAACAGCGACGGCAGAACGATTACTTTATCCAAACACTGCCTATGTCAAAGGTTCTAAGGTAACTGGTACAATGCCTGACAATACAACATTATCAAGTAATGGCACGGTTCCGGGTATTAGTAGTAGTTATCCCAATGTACCTTCACGTACTGCCGATAATTATTCACCGCAAATTAACACGAATACCGATGGTGTAAAGCGGATATCCATGTGTCCCCCAAAAGGATATTATCAAGGAAATGCTGCATCTTACATAAGTAGGCCAGCAAGTGAATTTGGTAATGCTGCTACAAATCAAGTATTATCAGGAGCAACATTTACAAGTGAAAACGGACTTAAAGTGTCTGGAACAATGGCTAATTTAATAAATCAATCAATTACTTTAACAGCAGCTGATAAACGTCCGGTAATTGTTGGTGCAGAAGTATGGCAGACAACAAATTCCGATGGAACTACGCGTGTCTGTATTCGTGGCGGGAAAGCTGGATATATTGATAATAATATTATCTTCGCAGCGCCGCAAACTTCGATAGCCTCTATATTAGGAATAACAGCGACAAAAATTGTGACTGGAAATACCATTTGTGGAGTTGCGGGTACGCGAAAATATGCTGATGAATATGCACATGCAGATTGGTGGACAGGAACCCTTTCATTTTCATCAACTGAACAAAGTGTATCAATAGGTACAGATACAAGTTCAGGGTGGATTCAATTCGAGGTTCTTAGCTATAGTACAACTTATTCGATTGGACAAGGTAATAGCATATTTTTGCCAGTTGGTAAGCCTAGTGGACATTCCGGATATTTTATTAACTGGAATTCCAGTTCCAATGTTTATTGGGTAGCTATAGATAGAGCTTCGAATGGTGCATGTACACTTCGTTATAGAAGGATTAATGGTAGTAGTGCCAGTATTCCTATTGTTGTCAGGAGAATAATTAATACTAACGCTGATATTAATGGGTGGTAAAATCGGGAAAGAGTTTTTGAATTTATTAATCCGGAATAGTATGGGTACTTGCCGCTGTTTATGCGGTTTATTTTATTTCAAGAAAGAGAGGATTTTTATGAACGAGAATAACAAAGGATTACACAGAGATTGCGAACCACACGACGCAGCGCACTGCGACATCAATGAGCATGACAATTTAGAACCGGGAGCCGATGATTGCGGCCATCGTGCGGAACCGGGACCCGGCGCAGGACCCCAGAAGGCCGCTGATCAACGACCATTCTGCGCACCCGACCCAACCGCGCCGAGCAGCATTAACGGCGATCAGCATCCAAACCAAGGGCCGGGAGTGGCCAAATAAGACTTAAGGAGAGACAGCATGTATATAAGCACAAACACAATTGTTACCGTAGCAAGCGTAATAACGGCACTTGTCGTTATATTTTCTGCCTTATTTGCTGTACATAAATGGTATTTGCGTCAGGAAAAACAGGATAAGGACATTACAGGACTGAAGGAGGAGTTAACTCTTTTATGTTACTGCATGGGAGCCAGCCTTGACGGCCTCATACAGCTTGGTGCAAACCATACCGTACCGGCGGCAAAAGACAGATTGGATAAATATATCAATAAAAAAGCACACGAGCAGGAGGACTAAGCAATGGATTTAAGTTTTTTGAGTAATTTTATGGTACCGGTAATTGTGGGGATCTGCCTATGTGCAGGTTATATCGCCAAGTACTGGGTTAAGGACATGGATAACAAGTATATTCCCACTCTATGCGCTGCCCTTGGGGTCATTCTGGCTATTTGGATTAGTGGGTGGAACATTTCCCCGGAAGGGCTATTGCAGGGCTTGTTCAGCGGCCTGGCATCCACGGGGTTGCATCAGGCGTTTGCGCAGCTGCTAAAAAAAGAGTAGTTGCGATTCGCAGCTTTTTACTGGGGCGGGAACGATCCTGCCCTTTTTTGATTGGAGGGATACCCATGAAGATATGTTTAGATGCGGGACATTATGGCAAATACAATCAATCACCGGCAGACAGCCGATACTATGAATCAGATATAGTATGGAAACTCACCAAATTGCAAAAGAAATACCTGGAAGCCTATGGGATAGAGGTTATTACCACACGAACTAATCAAGCGACCGATAAGGCACTGTATGAGCGTGGAACAGCGTCAAAGGGATGCGACCTGTTCGTGTCCAACCATTCCAATGCGGTAGCGAGCACAGTCAATACCAGCGTCGACTACCCGGTATCATACTGTGCCGTGAATCATTCGGCGGACGATATTGGACTTATCCTGGCGCAGGGGGTAGAAATTGCCATGGGGACAAAACAGGCCGCCAGAATCGAGCACAGGAGCGGCAGCAACGGGGATTACTATGGAGTGCTTCGTGGAGCCACGGCGGTGGGGACACCGGCGCTGATCCTGGAGCATTCATTTCACACGAACGCAACCATTACTGCGTGGTTGTTGAATGATGCGAATCTTGACGCCTTGGCCAAGGCGGAGGTGGAGGCGATAGCCGCCTATTATGGCATTGCCGATATGGGAAATCACGCATCAGAAAAGAAGTCCGGTTGGTACAAAAAGGATGGTGGATGGTACTACTATAATGGAGATACCGGCGAATGTGTCCGGAATAAGTGGCTAAAGTACGAAGATAGGTGGTACTGGTTCAATGGCGCTGGCCAGATGGTCACGAATACTTGGTACAAGTATAATGGGGGATGGTATTACCTCGGCAGCGACGGCGCTATGTGTACCGGACTACAGACAGCTGATGGCAAGTGGTATTACTTGGATCCGGACGGCAAAATGGCCGTAGAGCCGGTGGTGCTTACTCCCGATCAGGATGGTGTGTTGCGGTAGTGTTTCTTCTATCTTAATTAGTAGAAACATGAAAGAGCCGCAAGCAAATCACCTATATCCTACATGCGCATATACGTATGGCCCGCCAATGGCAGTAGCCCCCCTGAATATGGTCAGACGGGTAGTCGACTATGCAGTTGCAGAGATCCCGGTTGAAAAAATCACCTTGGGAATCCCCAATTATG